TAGTATTAGGTGTGAGATTAATAAAAGTACCATCTGTAGTTGTGACAGTAGTAACACCACCGCCTACTTCTGACCAAGAAGATCCATTATAAAACTTCAGTATATTACTTGTACTGTTATAATATATTTGACCCGCAACACCAGACCCTGCCGCAGTGTCATTTATCTCATTATCTATAACTAGTTTTTTTAACTGGTTAAGATTAAAGTCTACGTTATTTAAAAAATTTATTGCCATAGTTTCTTAGTTTAAAAATGCTTTGCCTGTTATGGCAGTTGAAAATGTTATTTTAACCCTTGTTGTTGAGATATACTCTGCAACACCATAAACTTGATTATCATCAGTTCCTGTAACTGTTGTTATTGAAGGGTATTTATTTAAAGAGTGAGTTAAGTCCCAAACGGTAGCAGCAACAGTAACATTAAAAACTTGAGTTTTGTCATCTACAGAATCGCCCCACGCAATACCGCTTCCTGTACTTGTTAATACTTGACCGTTTGTTCCTGCAGCGTTAGTAGAATCATAAAGTTCTTCAGTTAGACGAAAATCTCCCTCAACGTGTAAGTTAGCTGTAGGTGTAGATTGATTAATACCAATCTTGGTTCCAAGATCAGTAATTATACTGTCACTAAATTGACCATTGCTAGTGTTCCACTTTAATATTTTTGAATTTGTAAAATTTGCAGCATTTTTTAAAGAAACCGTTGATGAAGTTCCTGACTGAGTTACAGCTATTCCTAGTCCAGCTAAAACATCTGAAATGAAAGATCCAGAGTTAGCAGCGGTAATTATAGATATATTATTTTGTGGCTGTATTACAGAAGTTACAGGCGATGTAGAAGGAACTGTAACAAGCACATTGTTAAGATCCTCATTGATTACTATGTTTAATGAATCGGCCACTATTGAGTAATGTCTTGGTTAACAACAAAGGTACCAAAGAACCAAGTCTGCACTGTAGTTGATACTGTTGCTACCAAGTCATACACATAGGTCGCGGCACTTATGTTTTGCATAAATGAAGCAGAACTTTCAACTGTAACGACCCCAGAGGCAGTTCCAGTAATTTTAAATCCTGTCGCTACATCTCCTGTAGTTTGAATTGTAGGTGAAGATGCATTATCGCTAGTTCTTACTTGCATATTAAAACTATAAGAAGTAAGGTCAATTAAAGCTCCACTAGAGTTCTTTACGGTAAATTGTAAATCAAATGAATCTCCTTTTCTACAAGTAACATTTACTTGTTGGGAGATATCTAAGTCAACAGAAAGAGAAGATGTGTTACAGGTAGCCATAATACAAATTTACTGATTTAAGATCAAGTCTACGAGACTGTCTTCTTCGCCTTCAGTAATGGGTCCCGTTTCGCCTTTACGTTGGGCAATGAGCTTAGACTGCTCTATAGCAGAGAGTTCAATTCGCTCATCTTTCCTATCTTCTTTCATTGTGTCATTTTGTTGTTTGACACCACTTTCTATTTGTTGTTCAACAACGTCAAATTGTCCTTTAGCCTGTAGCAATTGCATATCAAAAGTATATTGAAGTTCCATCAATTGCATTTTAGAAGCAGTTTCAAGTTCTAATTTTTGAGCCTCTAGTTGAGCTTCAAATTGCTTTTTCTGCATTTCTACTTGACCTGAGATTTCTGCTTGTTGAGCATTTATTTGAGCAGTTACTTGAGCTTTTTCTTGAGCTTGAGCTTGTAGAGCTTTAATTCTTTTCTTTCTTCTAACAACTAATAATCTTTCTGCTTGCTCAACATCTCTTAACTGTCTTACAGCAATTGCATCTTCAAGGTCTATTTCTTTTTGAGCTAAAGCTATTTGAATGTTTTGTTCTAAGTATTGACGATCACTATCGTTAAGTTCAGAAACTACTTTAATACCAAAGTTATACATTGACAAATTACTGAAAGAAGATAAAACTGCCATATTAGTTTCTCCAATCGCGTTTGTATATGTTTTATATATAATGCTTTTTGGAGGTAATACTTGTAAACATTTTACAATATCTGAACACACCTTTTTATAAAGAACCATCGATGCGTTTGTAATATCATAAAGAGCATTATTTGCTGCGCTAATTGCTTGTTCTCTTACACCAACTAAAGCATCTCCTTTTGGAGTAGTTCCGTCTACAACTTCATTAATTCCTGTAGCGTCACGAATCATTCTTAGGTAATGATTATAAATAGCAACTAGCTCTTGTATATTTCTTATTCTATTACCAATCTCTCTAACTGGAGGATTTTGAAAAGAACCTTCTGGATCTTTAGAGCGATAATAAAAAACACCTGTCTGTTCGTAGATGTCTTGTATTTCTAAAGGCTGTAGCTCTCCCCCTTTACCTAGCTGTACATTTTCTAACCCTTCAATATCTATAATAAGACCATCAGGCTTTGCTTTAGCAATAGACTGCTGAATCTTTAAATGAGTAATCTGAAGCATATCAGCAAAACCAACTACACTACCAACTAAAGACTTAGGAAGCATATTACGTAAGTTTGTAGCTACGCAAGAATAAGATAGTTGTGCTTTAGATATATCGTGTACATTTTTAGGTATGTTCTTTTGAACTCCATAATCATAAACATAATCAGTTCCCACAATAAACTTACCTCCATAAATGGTCGCATTAGGCATATAAACAGCCTTGCGGTCATATACAGATTGTTGAGGAGCATTATATTCAGTTCCTTTGTGATAGAATCCAATGTTACCAAACATAGACTCTTTCTTCTCATATATAATATTATCTACAGATCTAAACTCAAACTCTAATATTTCAATCTTGTAATCATCATATCCATATCTGTATGTGCTTCCATCAAGTTGATAAGGAGTGTATTGTGTTAAGAAATTTTGAGGGTCGTTACCATACTTATTCATAACTGTACGAGCTAACTCCTCATATTGAGTTTCAGTAAATTGATCTCTTGCAACTCTTTTAAGATCCATAATTGTGATCTTCTTAAAGTGAGCAGCATAGGTTAAGTCTGATAAAGAAGGGTCATCAGTATAGTTGTGAATAAAGAAAGCTGGGTCAACATACTCTTCTGTAATTCCATAATTTGGATCATTGTTTCTTTTAACAACAGCCATTCCTACTGTCACTAAATCGTTGACACATCTTCTGTATATCTTGTCATTAAAGTCATTCCACTCAAGAGTCATCTGTGCACCCAATTGTGCAGCTATTTCAGCATCTGTCTTTACGTTGGTGTCTAAGAATATTTCTGTTTCTTCAGGAGTATCAGGAAGTTTATCAGGGTCTACTTCTACATTAAGACCTAAGCTTTTAGCTTCCTTAATCATTTCTTTATTTTCTATTCTAAGAATAGCAGCATTTTTCTTTTGCTCTTTTTCTGATCTTGATAAAGGATCAACAGCCTCTACTTGAGGATATGGATCTTTAGATAATATTTTATTGACAACTATTTTAGCAAACTTTGGTACAATAGGAACTGGAGTGTAGTCTAAAGTTAATAAAGCTCCACTACCATTATTAGGATCTAATGATGAAAGTATTTGTCTGTATATAGAAGTATCTTGAGTACCTTGAGCGTAGTCTCTATTTATTTGAAACTCTCTGTACCTTCTTCCATATAATGAATTTTCGTAATCGCTGCCCGCCCACTGAGCATAAATAGCTTTGGCGTATTTTAATCCGTAAGAAAGAGACATTTTTTCTTCAGTCGATGCTAAAGCATCGGGAAAAGATGAAGCTCCATTACTAGTTTGAGTGTATGACATACTTTAAACAGTCTTAAATGCAAATATAGTTATTCAATTTACCGTAATATAACGTGACCACTTCTGAAAAACTTTTTTTCACTGAAGTTCGTTTTCTCTTTTTTAACAGAAGAACCTTGTGCAGCAAGTAATGCCAAACCACTAGATATAGAAAGGTCATATTTAGTTCTATTGTCTACTTTAAAATTAATCCAATCTTCTAATGTTTTGTCAAAATACATATTTCCGTGAGTTAACGTTTCTTCGTTTATCCCTACGTGAGAATGTATGTAAGCTTCAATTGCTTGAGCGTGAGCGTGGATGACATCTTGAGAGTTAGAGGGGATGCCTTTTGTTTTTGTTTTAGTACCAAACCCTGTTCCTAAATGATCGGGTCTATCTAACAGAAAATGTGAATATCCTCTAGATTCAAAATGTCTAGCGATACCATATTTGTTGTTCTCTATTAATATAGAGTAACCATAAAATCGTGCAGCCATTAATACATCTTCATAAAATATTTTAGCAAGAGGAGGTCTTGACGCATACTCAGCAACAAACATATTTGATGGATGAGTCATATTAAATTTATTGTATAAATGACAAGCTCCTTTAGATCCTCTACCATCTACCGTTGCGTCAATATCATAGGAGTCAACACCACCTACTCCTAACCAATTGTTCTCAGGAGTTTTTTTATTTCTTAACTCAATAGGTGGCATCCAGGATATATTCCATCTTCCATTCGCGTCTGGCTTAAATAAAACCTCTGTATCTGCTACTCCGTTTTTCCAAATAAAATTACCTTGAACAACAGGGGATGGAAAGAGCTCTTGATTATATTGGACTTGCTCATATATTTTTTGAACATTAAATACTGAAGCTTTAGCACTGTCTCTAAAAGCCTCATTTTCAGTAAATGGGAACTGTCGTATTACTTCGTTTAATTCATAGCTGTCATTTACTAAAGCTTTCCTTTCGTTTTTTAAGAATGTTCTAGCTCCTATAGTAATTAAATCACCATCTAGTCCAACAATTGGAGTTTCAGGGTCATCTACTACAGCTTTTCCATATTGATCAAAAAATCCCTCTAGTGCTTCGTATGCTGGAACAAATATGCTATATAAACCACTTTTTGTTCTTCCGTTTTCATTCCTCTCATTCGGGTCGCTATTTCTTACTAGCGTTCTAAATTGTTTACCCCCTTTATCTAGGGGATTAACTGTACTTCCAACAAGGGCCTTTCCAACAATTCTTCTACCTACTAATAAACAAGTCCTATGTATTCTCCAAGACTCCCTTATGTCTGTGGGCTTTTCCCATTTACCAGCTTCATCCATATAAAGCATATGTAACTTTTCTCCATCATAAGCATTGTTAGTTGTACTCTTCCAGTTCACTACAGTGTTTAATGCTTCTCCCTTTACAGATGTTTTTACTTTTTTAGTTATACGTTTTGATGGTTCTCTAAAAGCTAATTCCATTCTAGGATTAGTAGTACCATCTTGAATGGGTTTAAAAAAGAAAGGGTAAGACTTATAAATAGGAACAACTTTTTTCATAAAAATATTCTCTTGAGCATCAGCCCCTGTCTTGGACATTATGCCTAAAAGTTTATCTTTTACTTGAGAGCCTTCGTTCACTAATAAAGCTGAAGACATTTGTGTATATCCAGATCGTCTACACTTTACATAAATCTGACCTAAACTTCTACTGTCAGTTATACAGGCTTCGAGATGTAGGAATAAATCACGTTGGAAGGATAAGAAGCTTGGGTATCCCACGTCAATCTTAGACCATTGGAGGAAGAAATAGTGGTTTCCTGTGATGTAAGTTGGCTCTCCGTTATTGTAAAACCAAATTCCTTTTCTGCGTCTTTCATATTCTTGTGTTATATAGTTATGGTATTTATTTCTGAATACATCTGGCATATCAAGCCATTCATCCATTGACTTTATTTTTTTTAGTTCATCGGGAAGCTCTTGTCTTTCCCATTTTTGATCTTCCTTTTTTTTATTGTAAAATAATATTTTAGACTTAGGTGGCTTAGATGGTATCTGTATATCTAGATTTGAAATAGAAATAATATCCCCTTCACTGTTATCGGGACATATATTGATTACTATATCTTCGTCTATGTTTTTTATTCCACTCATCATTCCAATATATTAAATCATCACTTAGAATATTGTTCTGCAAATCCTCCTGAATAGTCTTGTGCATCTTTTAGTTCTCCTTTTTCTTCAAGAGTTTTTACGAGCTGCTGTAACTTCTCTCTTTCAACAATTAATTCTTTTGCGTCAACCGCTGTTTGTTTTATAGATTGCAACTCAGCCTTTCTCTGAGATCCTGACAATTCTTGATCTACAGGCTTCTGTATTTCTTGAATCATATTTTCAATAGCTATCTGCATAGATTCCATAAGGTTTCTGGCTGTAGCTACATTGTCATACTTGTTCTGGGATTTTCGCATAAATATTTTCTAAATATACTCTATATAAATGTTGTCCATCTATTTCCATAGAGTAATCTCCGTTTTTAATAAAATAAACTTTATCGCCTTTTTTTAATCCGAGCTCTTTAGTTTTCTCACTTTCAAACTCTATGTATCCATATTGATTGGGCGGCTTTTCTTGAGGTAATAATTCTAGTAAATCAGACTTTAATTCATCTTCTTGTTCTGCGGGCTTTAGAAAAATATAATGACCTAAGAGTTTTATCTCTCCTGTTCTTTTACTCTTATAAGCATATGCTTGATTCCATAATGGATCAAATTGATAAGAGTAGTTTACATAGTATAAATCAGAATTGGAATATATAAACTGTCCTCTTCGGTCTTGCTCTTCTAATTGCTTGTCTCCCGCAATAAAATGATTACCGCCTAAAACAACGTGATGATGAAAGTAAAGAGTATCACCTACTTCTACACCCGTATCATAAAACAATGGAGTTCCAACTACCTCACCCTCATAGGCTCTGTGATCAAACTCAGTAAACTTAGAGTCTATAAATATTTCTTTTTCGCCTAGCTTTATAACATCGTTTACAGCTTTGGGAATTTTTACAATAAACTTCCTTATGGGTTTCATTTGAATTCACAATCGTGTTCAATTAAACAAGGCATATTATCTATGGTTTTCCATAACATTAATCCATCATCAGGGTGAGATAAATAAACTAAATATCTTTTAACACCATACTGAGATAAAGCTCTCTCGTCTAAAATTATCGAGTCTACTTTTGACTCGCCAGCACGTTGACCCACAAAGTAGGCCATTGCATCCTTGGGGTTTGTACCCACTACTATTTTTCTAATTAATTCCACTACTTTAAATTTTATTAATTGTTATTTTTAACCCAACCGCATTTCTCTGCGAATCCAGGATCTATTTTAGAAATTTTGTTTAATAATTCCATTTCTTGAAGCTTAGCTTCTTTCTTAGCTTCAGGAGTATGGTCTACATACATATATATGTTTGCTGCAGCTTGTAAATATAAATCAATATTTTTCCTGCATTTTATGCACCTTGCATATCTTGATGTTTCCATTTTATTAAATATTTAACCAATAGTCAATTGAATCTGTTGGCTCAGAATTTTGCCCTAAAGAATTTAAATAATTTTTAGCAACAGTTTCGAGCATAATTTTTATTTCCTCTGGATTGTCAGCAGAAAAACCTGTAAAGTATTCATAAACATCTCCATTTGGATTTTCTATATCGTCTGCGTTTATACCAAAACAATATAGTGACATAAATTCCTTAGTCCCATCTACTTGATCAACAAGATCCATAAGCTCATCAATCTTTGACTGTATCTTAATAAAAAGTTCTGATCGGTCTTCGTAATTCATATTACGAATATACAACTTTATGCTACGGGCACACCAACGTTTGTCACTTTAAAATAACCTCCATTAATGGTGGCATTACCTGTAGAAGAACCTACAGTCAAGGTGAGCAATCTATCTGTTGAACTAGCAGGACCATAAAAGCCTCTAACTATTAATTGCTTTTCTCCTAGAATGTTTCCGATAGTAGAAGTAATCTTAGATTCAGCAATAGTTGCTCCAGCTATTCTAATCTGTGCATAGAGGTTTGTATTAGCATCACTTTCATCAAACTCTATAACTGCTTCAAATTCAAAACAGTTTACATCAGAAGTTCTAAGAACTACTTGATTAGAAGCACTACCTGTTGCTTGAATGGTAAAGTCAGTATTTACATCATTACCAAACTTTCTAGTATCACCTGTAGCGGCTGTATCATTTCGTGTTTCGGAAGCTGCTGTATATTCAACTAATGTTGTTGCAGCAGTAGGTGTTGTACTTACTGGTACAGATTGAGATGCCGCTAGTCTTAAAAGTAATGTTGATTGATTTGTACCTCCAGATCCTCCGCCTAAATTGTTTCCCACAAACGTAGAAAGATTAGATGCGTCTACATATAGATAAGCACTAGCTGTCTCATCCCACACCAAGAACTTATCAGCTGTAGCTAAAGTGCTAGATGTTAATGGGTTAAGGGTTCCCGCATCTACAACGCTAACATCTGTTGTACCTGCCACTGTTGCGGTAGCTAGTGGAGATGAAGCTGTTATAGCACTGCCTCCAATTGCGGCAGTAGATAAATTTCTAAGAACAACCTCTCCGTTAGAGTCCATCATTAATGCACTTACATCTGTATTAGATGTTGCAGTGGTTGTAGGTATTTTTAACTTTCCTGTTGTTTCTAATGTGTCTGTAGAAAGCTTTAAAGCTGTATCATTACCAGCACCATCTTCAACCACTTGTTCAGTAGCAGATGCTTGTGCAGATTCTAACTTTAAAAGAAGATCGTATTTATCTTTAATTTTTTGACCAGAAAGACTTGCCATATTATTACTTTTACAGCAAAGATAGGAATATGCCTAAAAGTACAGTTAGCCGAAAGAAATTATTTAGAGATTATTCTAAACTTCAAAAGAAATATATAAATAAAAACTTCTTGAAGAACATATCGCTAGTATATAGAGATATGAGACAGAACCACGATCTAACGAAAACCGATTTAGATCTTTTGTTCTTTGTGTATGACTTAGAGTTTTTTACTATTGAATACGTATCCAAAGAATTAAAGAGAAGTTCAGTTCAAATGAGGAAAGCAGATAAGGGAGTATATTATTTAGCAAAGAGAGGTTATATATATAAACACTTTGATAAGCTTACACCATCACAAACAATGGAAGATCATCTATTTAGAGATGAGACTAAGTATAATTATCGTGTTCGCTACGCCCTTTCACAGAAAGGAAGGTTATTAGTACAACAGATATATAGAAAATTAGAAGGGACTGACCCAATTAATGTTTCTTAGATAATTTTTCATTATTTATGAAGTTAACTTCTTCTATGGTAGCCTCAAGAAGACCTCGCTCATATTCTAGTTGTTTTTCTATATCTATCAATCTGTCTTCTAACTCATTAATTACTTTTACCTTTTGATCTAGTCTATCGTGAACAATAGTTAATTCTGTTTTTAGAGATGTGAACTCACTAAATAGTCCTCCCGCTGTAAACACAGCAATAACAAACCACAATATGATTTGCCAGTTTTTAAACAAAAAGCCATTAGTTGAGTTGTTCATTTTCTCTTTGAACTGTTAAGAGGAGTGAATCGGTACTTTTTTACTTTCTTTCTAATTGAGTCAGGTTGAGAAACAAATTGTTTTCCCTTTTTTGTTCCTTCTCTTTTAGCTCTAGTGGTTGCTGCATATTCTTCAGCTGTAAGATTTTTAATAGCAGCTTCAGGTAAATATCTCTCACCTGTTTCTGATGACTTCTTACCCGACTTAGTCCTCCACTTTTGTTTAGTCCAGTCTCTTAGAGATTGTTGTGATTTACTTAGTGCCATTAGTTTTTATATCCGCCACCTGCGGCTTTATAGGCTTTCGCTAACATCTGTGCTTTTCGAGCAGACCACTGTCCAGGGTTGCCTCCTTTAGATCCAGCCATTATTTTATTAAATAATCTTTTTCGCATTCCAGGCTGAGTATAATTTCCAGCTTGGTTTACTTTAGATTTTTTTTTTACTTGGCCGCCTTTTTTATACTTCTTGGCTGTCTTGATAGCTTCTATCTTCATACCCATATCAGCCTTCATAGTCTTATCGTGGGTGACAATCCTAAAAGGAGCCGAAGCACTAGCACCTTCGTGCGGCTTATAATCTCCTTTCATAAGGAAATGTCTACCGCTTTCAGTCATCCAATGATAACCTTTTGGTGCTTCTACCTTTATACTGTCTTTAGTCTTTTTCAGTTTCATAATTACAATATCCTAAACAAACCTTACCAAAGGTGATCTTACTAATTATTTTACAGAGTTTCTTTTTCATCTTCCTTGCCCTCTATATTTCTTTTTGTAATTCTTACTTCTTTTAGAATTACTTTCTTTTTTAGAATGCTTTCCTAGCTTTTTACTGTTAGATATATGTACAGCTACTGCGTGAACTCTTCTCACTTGGTTCTGTACTTCTTCCTTCTACCAGCAGCAGCCTTCCTTGCCATTCCTGCTTTTCCATATTTCTTCGCGCCAATAGAATAAGCAATCTTTTTTGCTGACTCTTCGGACTTACCTTGCTTCTGTAGTTCTCCTACAAGTTTCTTGAATTTACTCATACAACAAATTTAGTAACTTTACGCAAACCAACATACATTGAAATGAGACTAAAGGTCCTAAGATATGATAGCGGTCCAGATAGAACTCTCGGAATTCTAATGGACATTACATACGATACAAAATTTTTAGCATACACCCTTGAAGACGAACACAGAGATGTGAAAGTAAAAGGAGAAACTCGAATACCTAGCGGTATCTATAAGGTAGAACTTCGAACTGTCGGAGGATTCCATAAAAGGTATTCAGAGAAATACAAGGATATGCACAAAGGAATGCTTTGGGTAAAAGACGTTCCTGGATTTGAATACATACTAATACATACAGGAAATACCGATGAGCATACCGCAGGTTGTTTATTGGTGGGTAACTCTTCAGACTACAGTAAAGGATTTATCGGACAGAGCGTTTCTGCTTACAAAAGAATATATCCTAAAATTGCTGCTGCCATAGAAAATGGAGAAGAGGTTACCATAACGTATGTAAATTATGATACAAGTACGTTGTATATTTAATAAATGATCAAGTTTAAACATAAGGATACAGGAGAAGAAATATCTCTTAGCCATATCCGTACCTATTATAAAAGTGATGGGACCACATATAATGTGGATGTTTCTTCTAAGTATGATCTAAAAGATTACATAGAAATAAAACATAAAGGGGATTATAAAGCTGTCAATGTAACAAAGGCCCCTAACGACAGAATATACTAAACTATGTTACTAATTCTATATATACTCTCGTTGTTATTTCTTTCGGGGGCTTTCTCGCTATATACATTTCTATCCGAATAATATTTCAACAGCAATGTCAGAGCTTAAAGAAACAAAGAATGAAAAGAAGCGAAGGCAGAAAAGAGAATACAGAAACCGAAAAAGAAAACGACTAGAAGATTATAAGAAAACACTACAATGTGAGATATGTGGAGAAACACATACTCGATGTCTAGAGTTCCACCACGTAGACCCCTCTACTAAAAGAGGACATATATCTGATTTAATTAAAGATTGCTCTTTTGACTTGGTTATGGAAGAGATTAAACTGTGTAGAGTGCTATGTGCTAACTGTCATAGAAAGGAACATTAAGAGGTTTACTTAAAGTATTACTTTACTATTGACTTTTCATTTTTTTTGTTGTACCTTCACACCGTTCTTTTAAAACTGTCACACTTTAACGAGCTTACTAGAATAAGAACAAGTGACGCAGTGGGTGGGCCCCCAGCCCAAATCCCACAAGAAACGTCTGGTAAGAAGCTCTAGAACTTAATTGGAAGACACCAGGGACTAAGGGCCACTATTTTGTCTAAAATTTTTTAGCCGCAGACAATATTCTGATCTAAAAGTAATTAATCCAATTACAGATACTTAATACAGACTATGTAACTTATAACTCCAGTAATTCATTTACAGCTACTTATACCTTTCGAAAAAAGTGCTGAGATATGTTTTTCGTGGGGACTATATACATTGATAATTGTTAGAATTCCAAAACCAAAACGCTTAGAAAATCAAAGGGGGGTCCTTGTAAATAGTTGATCGCCAAAAGTTTTGCCGTTTTACCTTAGTGTATTACATTAAGCACCCTTACCTAACCTACTCTGGGCCAGCTATTTAGCTATTTCCGCATTGATTCAGTTACAGAAAATTAATTTTAGTTCTTACCTTCCCTCGCACAATCACCCCCCAAATAATCCCCTACTATTTTTATAGGATTTTAACAACCTAAAAAAGTTACTTACTTAATTTATTTTTTTGAGCTGTAATTTTTTAAAAATGATCTAATTTTTTGAGCTGTCATTTTAGAGATTTTTACGTGTTTATTTTTTACTGCAGTAATTAAAAAAGTTTATTTAAGAGCTGTCAAAAGTTATATTTTTTAAATTATTTAGAAATTTTTTTTGTGTCGTCTGTTCTTTTACTGCTGTGGATTTGAGCATATTTTTTGCCAGTGCTGTAGAAATTTAATGTTCGCTTTTGTAGGTTTTCAACAAGTTTTTAACTACATTAGCAAAATATTAACAAACAAAAACAAATAAAAACAGATATGAAAACTTTATTGACGAACAAACAAAAAGAGGATTTTCTAAGTGAGAATTGGAGGCTTACAACACTATGTTTTAAATGGTCAAGGGCGGGGGTATGTCGAATCTATGACAGACGAAACGAGAAAACACAATTTAAGGCGGGCGGTTATGGTTATGATAAACAAGGGACGGCATTGGGTAATTTAATAAATACCTATTTCAATGAGGAATTGAAAAAATTACCTTCAGATATGGGCGGAAATGCAAACCGAAAAAGAAACGGTTTTTATGGGCTTACACACTATAACCCAAAAGCAAAAAGCAATTCACGTAGACACTTGAAAAGAGCCACAACAAACACGCAATCTTATGTAGATGGCGGTTGCGGTTTTAATTCTATGGAGTCAATTTTAAATAAAATCGGCTTTAAATTAACTTTTGTCAAAGAAAGTTCAAACGAAATTATATACACATTAAATTCAAAATAATAATAACACACCTTTTAAAAACTAATTAAAATGAATACAATAAAAATTAATATAGTAGAACTAGCAACAGATTTAGCTAACACTTACTTAGAGGAAAATTATATGGACTCTTGTTCCATAGATGGCGAATTGACCAAGATAGAAAATGGAATTGAAGTTTATAACGAAGAGGCTCAAGAAACTTTTGATTGGCTTTACGATGATTATTATAATCACCTAATGAAATTTAAAACAAATTAAATAGACTATGAAAACAATAGAAGTAAAATGCTATGAATTTGATGAGCTGTCAGATCAAGCAAAAGAAAACGCATTAAGCAATTATCAAATGAATACTAAGTATAATTGGGGGGATGATGCGATAAATAGTCTTAAATCATTCTTTAATGAGATAGGGTTAACTATTAAAGATTATAGTATTGATTGGTTAAGTCCTGATTATAGTCAAATAGAATGGGATGGAAAGCATAATGGAAGATTTATAAAAGAAAATTTTACTGGATATTCATCAGACTATACGTTAAGTAAGTCTTGGAATAAGAATAGAGATATCCGTGATGCTGTTTGGGAATTCTTAATTGATTGTAGAGATGATTATGAATGTCAACTATCAGAGGAAGGATATAAGGAACTTTGTGATGCTAATGAGTATTACTTTGATGAAAACGGAAACTTAATTTAAATAAATAGACTATGAATTATTATATCAAAGATTGGGCGGGAAATAGAATGTTTGAAAACAAAACATTTAAGAATTCAGAAGATGCATTCGATTTTCTATTGCAGAAATTTCCAAAAGATGAAGATTTGGAAGAATACTATGTTACTAATTTTAAATCAGAATAAATATAAAAACTAAATAAAATATTTTTTGTTGGTTTCCCTTTGCCTCGATGTTAACGCATCGGGGTTTTGGGGTGCAAGGCAATAGTGCCAAAATTTAAATTAAAAATTATGACAGATAGAGAAGAAGATATCATAGATGCAGTATGTAAATATGTCGACAACAAGTTTGAAGTTTATAACGAAGAAGCTCAAGACTATTTTATGGAACTACAAGAGCGAGTGGAAGACGCTTACAATGAAAGATTTGTTTTATCACCAATGTTACTTAATAAATTAATTAAAGAAGTAGCGCAAGAGATGGCAACAGATCAAAGAGCAATAGGAACACTTAAATATCACTTAGGATTATGAGAACACAAGAAGACGAGTATAACGATAAGAAAAAGAATCTCAATATGTCAATACATTATTGTGAAAGAACTTTAGGGTTAACTAAAGATGATCCAATGTTGAAATACTACATTGATGAAAGAGATAAAGTAATTGACTTTTTAAATAACATACGATGAGAATTTTAAATTTATACGCTTGCTTAGGCGGTAACAGATATAAATGGGGCGATGACCACGAAATTACTGCGGTAGAATTGGACCAAGATTTAGCAAGACTATATCAAGAAAGGTTTTCTAATGACAAAGTAATAGTTGCAGATGCACATCAGTATCTGTTAGAAAACTACAATCAATTTGACTTTATCTGGAGTAGTCCGCCCTGTCCTACTCATTCACGAGCAAGATATTGGGCAATAGGTGCTAATGGAAAAAGTCCTGTATATCCAGATATGAAACTTTATCAAGAAATATTGCTGTTAAAACATCATTTTAAAGGGAAATATGTGGTGGAAAATGTTATACCCTATTATAAACCTCTGTTAGAGCCTAAAAAAAGAGGGAGGCATTTATACTGGACAAACTTTAATTTGCCTAATGATTTAAAAGATAGAAGATTTGCTATAAGTCAAGCTAAAAATGAAGTAGATGGACTATGTGAATTTCACGATTATAATTTTAGACAATATAAAGGCAAACAACCTATGAATAAGATCGCTAGAAACTTAGTTGACTATGAAGCTGGTAAAACAATATTTGAAACTATGCTAAAAGTAATGGACCAGGAGTCGGCTGAACAAATAAAATTATTTTAACTTGCATATTTATCAACAACTTATTATCTTAGTAAAAAAAACAGATGACTTATATTCTTGGATTTCTACACGGAATTTGCCTATGTATAATCATTTATATGGTGATGGAAAATAAAGAATTATGAAAAAAACAAATCAATATTCCATAGGATTGTTTACTCCTGAAGATGTAAATAAGATAGCCCAGAGAGCTTTAAATATGAAAAGCTTTTTTACTAAGGAGGAACAAGAAAAGATACTGCGAGGAGCTATAAGCAGAAACCTAGTACATATCAGAAAATATATATCAGATTGTATAGAAACTGAGGTGCATCGTGAATTTAATAAAAGCTTGAAAGAGTATCAAAAACAAATAGAAAATGGATAGAACTAAAGAAGTCCTACAATATGTAGGTTATGCACTAATATTATTCGCTTTAATTGCTACGCTATGATAGATTCTAATAAAGAACAAGTAGATTTTTTAATAGCGCGAATAGAAGCTTTAACTGTAAAATACTTAGAGTTAAATAAAGAAAATAAATATCTTAAAGAAGAAAATGCAAATCTTATTCGTCAGGTAGAAGATTATCGCTGGGAAGAACAACATAAGATGAGTAATGCTGATGGAAACTAGAATTAGTACATCCAGAATGATTGCAATAATTAAACTTATAATTATAACCAACGTCATAAGGTTTAATGGAAGAACAGCTAAATGTTGAGAAAATTAAAAGACTTATTAAGTATTTCATATGTAAATAAATTGTTTAGTAATTGTAAATATAGTTAATTTAAAATAAAAACAAAAATGGATATAGAAGAGGGTACATACCCACATAGAGCAGTAGTACCCAGTATTTTGGGCGATATATATGTAACAGGAATAATTTCTGTAACACAAGAAACCCTTTCAGAAGGAGGGGTATTAGAAAGCTTAACTGAATTTCAACTAGAAGGATACCCGACATTAGGATTTGAAGCATTTTCAGATGTTGATGTGCATACAATTAAAAGTCCTGATGAAGTTGTAGCTTTTTTAGAAGACCTATTAATAGAAGACTTTAAAAACGAGATATGAAAGAGTACATTATTTATTACAATAAATTAGATATAGATAACAAAAATAAAGTTGTAACTGTAGATGTAGATTGTCCTTTTTTAACTCACGTATCTGGAAATAAATTTGGAGCAATAAGACTAGCTGAAAACTTTGTGAGAAAAGGGTTATGGAAAACCTGGTTTTCCCCACAGATTGCTGAAGTAGAAGGGTATGATTTTAAATTTAAAAAATAATGGTAGACGTATATAAAAATATAAAAGATCTTAATAAAGAACTTGAAAAGGGTAAGATGTTGGCTGACACTATGAATTATTCTGTAATGTCTATCTACCTCCAGAACAGCTTAAATAAATTAGCTACAATAGAAGTTCTTTTAAATTCTAAATTCAATGATAAACAATAAAAACTGTATGGAAGCAATGAAAGAAATGTCAGACAATCAGTTTGACCTTGCTATTGTTGATCCTCCTTATGGTATTGGTAATTTTGTCCAACAAACAGGAAACAAAAGAGGTAAAAAGGTTAATTGGAATGATAAAATACCTAACACAGAATATTTTACAGAATTAGAAAGGGTAAGTAAAGAACAAATTATTTGGGGTGCTAACTATTATAATTGCTTTAATAATAAAGGTGGTGCTATAATATGGAATAAAGGAGTAAAAAGAGAAACTAATTTTTCAGTTTGTGAAATAGCAAGTTATAGTAGGCTAAAAAGAGTTGATTACATAGAAATTAAATGGCAAAATTTAAATAGAGATGAAAAAACTATACATCCTTGTCAAAAACCAGTTAAACTATACGAGTGGTTATTAATGAACTACGCTAAAGAAGGAGATAAAATACTTGATACACATTTAGGTTCGGGCAGTATTGCTATTGCTTGTCACAATCTTGGGTATAAATTTACAGGATACGAAATAGACAAATACTACTATGAATGTGCAATAAAAAGAATAGAGCAACACAAATCGCAACAAAGATTATTCTAAATTCAATTAAATATGAAAGATAAAATAAAAGATGTTTCTGGAAGGGTATATCGTATGCTTGCAGAAAAGAATAATGCCTATGGGAACTCGGCATTAGACCCAATCAATATATTCTCAAAAGGGAATGCTGTTGATTCATTATGCGCAAGGATAGATGATAAGCTGTCGCGCATTCAAAACAGAGGTCTTGGGGATGAAACCGAAGACACATTATTTGATCTATGTGGATACTTAATCCTATTGATCATTGCTAAAGAAAACGCCAAAGAAAACCCCGATCAATCGTCAAAATAAGTTGCGTGTTACGTTATTTATGTAGATATTTGATCACTTAATTAAATTAATTTTAAAACAAATTCAGTATGACTATCAATGAAAAGTTAGCCACAATTCAAACACAATTCAAGTCCAAAAAGAGCAGATTTAATTCTTTTGGAAAATATTATTTCAGATCAGCAGAAGATATCTTAGAAGCTACTAAGCCTTACCTATTAGAACTAGGAGTATCTGTTACGATAAACGAAAGAGTCGTTGAACTCGACAGCTCATTTCCTATGTTGGAATCAAGAGCAACAATATCGGATGGAGAAAATAGCATTTACAGCACAGCAGTTGTTGGTGTAGACCTGGACCAAAAAGGTATGCAAATGCCACAGAAGTTTGGATCAGCATCTTCCTATGGTAAGAAATATGCTTTAGGTAATTTATTTTTAATTGATGACACTCAAGATAGTGACGCTACTAATGACCATAAGAGTGAAATTAAGAAGCCCAAAGCTAAAACCACTACAGATAATAAAGTTTTTGACAAAGCTCTACATTATATTAGGGAAGGGAAAAATTCTCCTGATCGCCAAGTAAGATTGGAAGCTGTTAAGGATAAGTACGGAAATCAAATTAGCTCAATTGAGTTAGCTAAATTGAATGTTGCTGTAAAGTAATGTTATTTCAAGTTAACTATCATCTTTATGATAGACACATAATAAACAAGCGTTCCTTCTGGAAACACATATCTAAAGAATTTCCAGAGAGAGATGATGCTGTATTGTTTATCAGTAGAATATCCGATAACGTAGCTGTAAAAAACATAAGCTTAACACAAACAGAATGAAAAACGTATCTAAATTACTAGAAGAAAGAACGGGTAAAGGCTATTTGTCCTACAGCTCAGTTAAGTATGCTCTTCAAGATGTTAAACTCTTTGAGATGTATATGAAAGGACAGCTTAAAAAGGAGAGTCCAGCTTTAACCTTTGGTTCAATGTATGACTGCTTACTCTTTGAGCCTCAAAAGTTTAACGATAGGTTTATAATACTTAATGAAGAAGAAATCCTCCAGGAGATAGGAGGTAAAAAGCCTAAATCTACAAAGCTTTATAAAGAGTGGAAAGAAGATCAAGAGCAAGGAGAAAAGGTATTAGTGAATACTGAGGATCATAAACAAGCTATTGAAATGATAAACAGATTAGATACTTGTGGTGTTAGAGATATTTATTTAAAAGGAAGCTATCAAATAGAGTTCAAAGAAGAAATAAAACTATTCGATGAATATGATGGGATAGTAGTAAGAGGATTCTTAGATTGTTTAGGAGATGGGTTTATAAGCGACAGCAAATCCAGTCGATCTTGTAAGTCTTTTCCTAGAGATGCTATCTATAACTTCTCTTATGATATACAAGCATACTTGTACACTAAAGTGTTTGACATACCTGATTTTTATTGGGTTGTACAAGAAAAAGTGTATCCGTATTTACCTGCGGTATACAAAGCCTCGGACAAAACTCTTGGGTTCGGGGAATCAAAGTTTAAGAAAGGAGTAAAAACAATCCTGGATTACTTTGAACAAGACAAAGCGTCTGATAAATTTTATTTACAAGGGGAAATTTAATAATTATGAGTGAACAAAAGAATGTTTATATAGGATATGTTTCAGATATGAAGACGTATGACTCTGGTGTTAAGAAATGGGGGATAAGCCTAAAAGCTGATCAGCTAGATGAGCTTAAAAAATACCTTACTAAAAGCGGTAATGTCAATATTGACTTTGTTGTGAAAAGTGATGGTGGAGCTTTCCTTTCCGTTTTTAATCCACGTGCTACTGACACATATAATAACAGTCAGAACAATGTAAAAACAGAAGAGGCATTGCCATTCTAAATATAATTAGGGGGGGGCTATACCTCCCCCTTTTTTATTATGAAAAGGAATAAAGACGAGTCTGAACTTGATCAGTTCTGTAGAATAGCTATGGCAAGACTCAAATCTAAATATAAATTTAAACCACAACGTATATCAGTTGTAGCAAAGATGTGGAGAAAATATGTCAAAGGTAAAAAATCTTAGTTCTAAATACTCTATCGTCTATGACAATAAGAAAAAAGAGTGGAACCTAAAAAGTAGAGGTAACACTATTTTAAGCGGAGACAAATCTGCTTGCAAAGGATTTTTTAATTACATAATGTCAATGAATGGTTGAGTATCAAGAAATATATATTCATAACTGTAATGTTTTTTGGCAAACGAAAAGAGGTAAGTCTTTTTTAAATCACAGAAGAGGATCGCAAGAAAGACCTATATCTATTGTAACCAGGGCTAAGAATGTTTTAGACATTAACAAAAGTGAAGCAACTATTGAATACATAAAAAAGATAATGTCATTACCAAAATCAGTTCAAAACATTAGAGTAATTAAAATTTATAACAGTAAAATAATATCTAACTCATCACACTATAAAAAAACAGAATATGAAAAAGAATTTAAAACTAGACATTGAATTTATGTTCAATGAAATCGCAAGAGTTAATCGTGTAACTGTTGCAGATATTCAAAGCAGATCAAGAAGAGCTGAAGTAATAGCCGCTAGAAGAATGGTTTGTTTTTATCTACGTTCCCATAGCACTATGACATTGAGTTCTATTGGAAAACTTTTAAATGTAGACCACGCTACTGTTCTTCATCATACAAAAATTCATAAACAAATGGTTTTTAAGAATAAAAAAGGAAATTTTGTAAACTATAAATACGCAAAAAATTATCAAGATGTAAGTAAATCTTTATTAAAAAAAATAGGTGTACCTAATCAATCATATAATATGACTTATAGAAAGAAGAAAAATAATGATATAAGAGCTGTAGTATTACCTAGTAATTATTTAGATTTTATAAAAGTAGTAAGCGAAGACGCGAGTTATATAGTGTTTCAATGTATAGCTCCAACGTTTACAGATGCTCTAATGAGAATGGACACCAAAGAAATATTTACAGACAGACAACTCGTCAAGATAGAGGTAGTGTAATATGGAAAAAATAACAATGTTTCCTTCTGTTATTAAAACGGACAAGCCTCACTATGTCTTTTTGGAAAATTCTTTGTCTAGAATTATAGAAGGTAAATCTAAGGGTATCATTGATGAAATAAGAGCTGGTAACAAAGACAAGAAAAAAAGTTTACCTATTACATTATTCTCAGGAGTATTTAATGGCAGAAAAGATGATGACATAATAGGTCATAGTGGATTAATTGTTTTAGACTTTGATCATATAGACACAGAAGCCTCACAAGCTTTGCTTTCTACAGATAATTTTGTAAGAGCTTGTTGGATATCACCATCAGGAGACGGACTAAAAGTCCTTGTTAAAATCACCAATCCTGAAAGACATAGAGATCACTTTAGAGCTTTACAAACTTACTTTGACAAAACTTATGGACTAGAGGTTGACCCTTCAGGAATCAATGAGTCCAGGGCTTGTTTTGAAAGTTATGATCCTAACCTGACATATAATGATGCTAGTGACAAGTTTGGTGGTATGCTATCTGAAGCTTCAGAAAATCAAACAGCTTCTAGTGTAGATACATACACAGATTATGATAAGTTAAGTATTGCATCTAAGATGATTAGGAAAGCTGAAGATGGAGAAAAGCATAAACTTTTATTAAGAGCTTCTATTTTGTGCGGAGGATACATAGCTGTAGGTAGGTTAGAAAGAGAAGAAGTAGAGAGGGTTTTAATTAGAGAGATAAGTAAGATATCTTCTGTTGAAGATTTAAGTCTAGCTAAGAAAACAATTACAGATGGTATAGAAGAAGGTAGAAGAAGACCCATTAAAGAAACTCTAGAAGACGAGAGAAGAATCAGAAGAGAGATGCTTATAAATGATGGAGATATGTCATTCATTTCTTCTGACGATCAAGATATGGATTGGATTAATAAGTTTGCTCAAGGAGACATAGCTAAAGGTTTGACTACGGGGTGTAAACTAGATGAATATTTTTTATTTAAAAAAGAATTTACCATTATCAATGGACATAGTAATGTAGGTAAGACAACTATGGCTATGTATCTTATTGTAACTTCCTCAGTTCTACACGATTGGAAATGGATTATATATTCTTCTGAAAATAAAACTGCCGCTGTAAAAATGAAGTTGATGGAGTTTTTAGTAGATGTACCAATAGATCAAATGCATTATGATGAAAGGATTGCCGCCTACAAATGGATTAATGATCACTTTACAGTTATAAGTAATGATGAAGTCTACAGTTACACGGACCTTATAGTTTTTGCAGAAAAACTTTTGAAGCAGAAAAAGTATGATGGTTTTTTAATTGACCCTTACAATTCTCTAAAGATAACAATGGGAAATAGTAATGCACTTTCATCACACGAATATCATTATGAAGCCGCCTCTGAGCTTTTAACTTTCAGTAACTCTAATAATATAGCTGTATGGTTAAACACTCACGCGATAACTGAAGCGGCTCGAAGAAAGGGTATGGATGGATTACAAACAGCACCTTATGCAGAGGATACAGAAGGGGGTGGCAAGATGGTTAATCGTAGCGATTGTTTTTTAACGTTTCACAGAAAAATTTCTGCTCCAGAGTTTGAAGTTAGAAACACAATGGAAGTTCACGTAAGGAAGGTTCGCAGTCAAGAAACGGGAGGGATGCCAACAAGTTTTGAAAGTCCCGTCTTGTTTGAGATGAATGCTTCTAGGACAGGATTTAGGATATCACCTGTTGGTGAGAAAAATTTTACGCCATTATCATTAAATTCAAAGGAGTTTGACCTATCTTAGATGGGTGGAAAGTGATTATGAAGAAATCGAATTTACGTTACCCAAGCCCCCTAGCCTTAATGCGTTCTATTCTGGAAGGCATTTTATGGTTCGTAAGAAATACAAAGAAGACTATTGGAAACACATTGAAAATGCTCTTGAATCTTTCGACAGATTCTATATGGACAAATTTGCACTTGATGTTTCTTTTAACTGTCGCTTTGATGTTGACAACGCTATTTGTTGTAGTAAGTTTCTTGCGGACTATTTACGAAAGTTTGAGTATGTTAAAGACGATAACCCAAAACACTTTATTTCACAGTCGACAACCTTCAACGAAAATCTGGAGAAAAACACCTTCAGAGTGAAAATAAAAGTTTATGGATTTAAAACAATTGAGTGAGATATACTTCTTTACAACGAGTAGGATGCATAGCTCCGCAACAGAACTGTATGAGAGCTTGCACGATACTTCGGGAGATCCTAGAGTAGATAGTGACAGATTACATAATACAATAAGAAAATATAAAAAAGATATAGAGCTTGAGTTTGATATGATAAGATCTGCTCTTTTAGAATTTTATGATGACCCTAATATTTCTTGACGGATTAAATGGTATTAATTACCATAGGTTAATGACTCCGTTTTTGCGTATGCAAGCGGAAGAAAATCTTAATATTCATTTCTTTCAAAGCTATAATGAGCTCAAGGAGTTTGATATGAGCAAGGTTAAAAACTTAATCACATCTAGAAGATGTACAGTTTCTAATCATAAAGCCTTTAAAAAATTTCTTGTGGACAATAATGTCAAGCTAATTCTAGACAATGATGATTTTTGGCAACTACCAAAAGACAACCCAGCTAGAAGTTATTATGAAAAAACTGCTGGACCAGAAATAAAAAAAACAATTGAAATTGCTGATGAGATATGGTGTCCTTCAGAGTATCTTATTAATAGGATGAAAAAAATAAATCCTAATGTTACATATAGACTTATACCCAATACACTCCACGAGAAAGAAGAACAATGGAGAGATGTAGAGAAAGAGCCTACGGATGTGGTTAGGTTTGGATACGTTGGAGCTAATGGCCACCAGGAGGATATGAAAGCAATGGGCAACGTTACATTAGAAGGAACTGAGTCTTATTGTATGGGGCTTATGAATTATATGGACATACTAAAAGCTAAGCATAAATTAATGCCTAAAGATGTTCATCAATACGGGACCTTATACAAACATTTTGACGTATCTATCTCCCCTCTGTTAAACAATAAGTTTAACCGTTGTAAGTCTGAATTAAAAGTGGTAGAGGCAGGTTATACAAAGACAGCTTTAATAGCTTCAAACGTTTCACCATATAAGCAAGTCATAAAGCATAACAAAACAGGTATACTGTGTAGTTCTCCTGGAGAATGGAGAAAAGCTATTGATGAAATGACTTTAGAAAGAGCTCAAGAGCTTGGAGAAAATTTATATAAATACTGCAAGAAACATTACAACCTTAGTAAGATTAACAAGCTAAGAATGAGAGGGTTATGATTCGTTACTTAAACAATCCCTTTAACAAAGAAAGAGATCTATTTGAAGCTCTTAAAAAAAACTTAGTTCCTGATCTTGAAAAAGCTCAAGATCAATTTTCTAAGTATGATTGTTACTCTAACGAACATAAGATATATATAGAGCTTAAATGTAGAAAGTCTCATTACAATGAATTAGTTATTGAGAAGATAAAATATGAAGGTCTGTTGAATAAAAGTAAAGTGTCTGGAGTTGACCCTGTTTACATAAATTCGACACCATTTGGCGTTTGGGCATTCCGATTAAATGACTTAGAAGAACCTTCTTGGACCACTAAAGATATGCCTAGAGAAACAGACTTTAAGCGTACCCATATGATAACCAAGCAGGTAGGTTATTATGACATAAAAAGTGGTGTAAATATTACTGAATACTTCGAGTAAAAGCACGCCTATCTACGTTAAAATTATGTGTAGTATTTTCGCTTTCACCTCTACAAAGCGTAGGGGTTTTACTTTTTATTATTCTTAAAAAATGGCTAAAGATTCCTTTGATTCGTGGTTAGAAGACCTTACAGATAAAGAACAACCTACTTGTAATATTGATAACCCAGATGATTGTGAAGCTTGTGGATCTTAGCTGTATCTAAATAACCTTTTAAAGAGTCCTAAAACGAAAGCCAAAATCAACAAAAGGAAAGAGCCGAAATAGAGCTTGTGATACCATTTATCTCGCTCGTGATAAACGATCTTTTCAAAAGGAACGCTGACTGTCCTTACAATCGTATCAGCATCACAGCCGCCATCTATTATGAGGGTGTCTGAGATACGCATAATCTTCACTCGGAAGTTGTTCTTTACTATCTCCACTGTATCCGTGTTTGAGATGGTGACCGTATCCAGCACAGCAGTCTTCTCTGTAACAACCGTGTCCGTGACAATCACCGTATCCTGGACTAGAATTGTCGGGTCTTTCTTGATTGCTTTCTTCAGATGCCATTGTGTTGAACAACTACTTAATGATACTACAAACAAAGATAATAAAACCTTAAAAAATATAAAATAATATTTCATTAGAAACTGTCAATTACTTTTTGAACATCTGAAGTCGAAGCGTGTATTTTCATATCTAAACCAGCTCTCCATCTATATACCTCTATATTGTCTAAAAACAATATTAATGTAGGCACATTTTTAATTTTGAGATCTTTTCTTTTTTTAGGATTTTGTTCTATACAAACTTTAGTTTTTTTTACACCTGACAAAGAATTAAATCCTTCATAGCTATTAGATAAATTAAACGGAGCATTATATTCTATTATGATTAAACCATCGTCTAGTATTTCTTTTTCTTTACGCGTATCCTGAGCTTCAAAACCTAAAGTAAAGAGTAGTATAAAGAAAAACTGTTTCACCTTCTAGAAACCTTAATTTCATATAGACGATCTTCTATTCTCGTCATCTGCTCTTTTATTTCAGAGATGTCTTCCTTAGTTTCCATAACAGCTTCTCTTACAAGCTCCTCTTTTAGTTCGTATTCAGTACGAGAAACAACAGGTTTAGGCAATTCTTTAGCCTCTTCAATCTGAGCATTTAGATTATAATATAATCCAACAAAAGAAGCAATTACAATAGCGATAGCAACTAAACTTTTAATAGTTAACCCTAGTGTAGTCTCTTCACCTAATATAGATAAGTTTCTTTTATTAACGCTTTCTATAATGTTATCTAGGGTTCCTTCGCTATCGCTTTTCTTTTTCATTTCTTTCCTGCGAACTTTTCTAATCCAGCAATCCCAAATGAACCAAGTGTGATAAGAAGGAAAGAGTTATAGATGAACTCATTCACTACTAGGTCTTTACCAACCCAACCAGTGATGACATCAGCCAAAATAACGAATAACATTACAGCAAAAGAAAGGAATCCAATAATGGTTTTCTCATTCCAATCGTTGCTATCTTTAAAGATCTCTAGGAATTTTTTCATACGACAAAGTTCGTGCATTTTAAATAACATAATGAGCGTGAAACTCAAGCATAGTAAGGTTATTACTTTATGTCTTCTATCTTTAATTTTTTGAATGCATTTTTAAATCTAACTATCTGTTGCTTTTCTTTGTCTTCTAAAAAGCCTAACCGCTTTTCTTTTAATTGATCATCTTTTATATTGTCAGCTTTATCTCGTTGCTTTCTTATGTCTCTAATTTGAGCGTCTATATTTTTTCTTATAGCTTCCATCCTTCTGATTATAACCTTATCTTTTGGACTTAAATCACCCTCTTTAGATTCTTTTATTAGTTGATTAAGTAAAGCTAGATTGTCATAATACTCTGTTCTATCTTGATAGTCATTAGTCTCTCCAACAAACACTCTGTAAAAAGGAATGTTTCTAGCTTCTATATCACCCCCTTCTTTGACAGCTTCTGCAGTTTGTTTTGCCCTTCTAATTGTTTTGCCTGCTCCACCAGTAAACCACTCTAATATAAAACCAGCCTTGTCAGGATTTATATCTGCTGTTCCTGGAACAAATTCAGAACCTCCACTAGCTTTGTTTAAAGCTTTAGTCCACCTTTCTAAATTTTTATACTTACCTCTTCCTAATTCAGAGTCTGGCTTAGGTGTTTTATTGTATGGATTATTCTCATTAAATATTGTCCTTCCAAAATAATTTTCATTAGCGATTAGACTAATTACTGGTTGACCTATTGTTGGTGTCAACATTTTAGTAGTATATAAAATAGGGTCTGAACTGTTAGGGAAATTTAAAGGAGAGAAAGATCCTGCAGATGCATTAAATATATCCCCTAAGACCTCTCCTTTTTTAGTTATGCCTTGTTGTGCATTTGCTAAAGAGTTTCCTATAACATAAAAAACATTAAGACCATAAGGCAAAGGTATTTTATAATAATCTTTTCCATCAGGTTTCATTATTACAATGTTTCTTTCTTTTACAAATTGAGGAACTTTAGAATAGTAAGATTCTCCATCGTCATCATCTTCACTTAATGATTCATTTATAAGAGACATAACTCCCCCAAAAGCTGTTAAGCCTATTGCCATTTTTTGAGCGGGGCTTACCTTAACTTTTTTCTTTCCTGTTTTTTCATCTATGTTCCATTGTGGTTTTAATGTTCTAATCAAACGAGAGGTTCCTTGAATAGATGCATTAAAGAATAAATAGAAAGAATTCATAAGAGTTCCATACTCTCCAGTTCTATTAAAGTTAACTGTCAACTCTTTGGCAAGCTCTGCTGCTTTTTCTCTTGAGACTCCAGCTTTTCTAGCTTCAGTATATGCAGAAAGACGAACTGCATTTTCCACAGATCCGTTAACCCTCTCTGCAATTCTTTGACCTGCTTTTGCCGCTTTCTTTATTCCAGTCTCTCCTTTGCTATTGACAAGGGAATCAATATCTTGCTTTAAACTTTCAGAAGACTGAGCATATATCCATCCTGTTTTTGCTCCATCCTCAACAAAGTCCGCGTAGTAAGCTTCTAGATTTGTAGGGTTTCCATCAGCATCATATGCGGGGTCCCCTCCCTTTTTACCTTCTACTTTAAATATAGCCTTTACAGATGGTAATACATTTTTTAAAACCTTACCAGCTAAGTTCTTTACATCTGCACCATCAAGAAATCCACCTTTGTTGGTTTGCTCACCAACTAAGTTTACAAGACCAGCGGGAACGTCTCTAGTGAAGTTTCTAAATATGAACTCAGGGTCGTAAGTAGTTATCATACTACTTAAAAATCTATTTAATCCTGAAATATTTCTAACAATTGGATTAAGATCTCCAGCATCTTTAGTAGTAAAACCTTTCATAGTTTCTGCCATTCTTGGATCAGCAAATCTTATGAACTTATATTTCCCATCAAATAAAACTTTAATTATATCTGAATTTTCCTTATTAGATTCTCTTACTAGTTCATTTAATTTTTCTTTATTTTTAGCCTCTAAAACATTCCAAACTGGTTTCTCATCAGCCCCAATAATTGGATTCTTTTCAATCAAATTATAGAGCTTTTGTAATACTTTGTTTTTACCACCTTGTATTATTGCCTCTTGATACTTGTTTACAGTTTCAGAAAAAGAACCTCCCGCTTTTTTATTTCTTCCTTTAGCTTTTTTGAGAGAAGATACTCTGAACCCTTTCCCTACTCTTCCGACACCAGATTGATCTTCATTAAGCTCTTCAAAGCCTTGAAGCGGAGTATAGTTGTTAAACATTTCATTCCAATCTGAAAGAGCTTCTTCGCTAACTATACCTGACTCTAAATAGGTAGATCTTAAATTGTTCAACATCTCTTGATATGATTCTACAGATTCTCTTATTCCAGCGTCTTGTATGTCTGCAACTTTAGGATCTTTAGCTTGTTCAGGAGTAAAATTAAATTCTTCTACAAGAATTTTTTGTGCTTCTTCATCTGTTATACCAGATCCTTTAACATTATCAGGATCAGACTTTAGTATGTGAGCATTACGTTCTTGAGCGTGTAACGCTAGTAACAGATTATCAAACCTTTCTTGAGATAACCCTATTTTTTTTAAATTCTCTGATACTTTTTCAACTTGTGGCTTGAGAACTTTATTTATTTTATTTATAACTTGACCA